TATATTATGTACGTTATTGTACATATATTCTAAGGGTAAATACCCTAAATTTGTACAAAAGGTCTATATATATTGGTAATATTATATATTATGTAAGGGTTTTACGGTAGTAAAATATGTCCGTAGGACTAGGTACACCAAGTGATACCCAAGTCCTTAGACAATATTATATTATATATAAGCAATTGTAACTTTAAAAGTTTGATTTAAAATGTATTTAATATTAATTATTAAATGTTGTTCACTTGTATATAAATCTTTATTTTTATTTATCCATTCTTGAGCATCTTTCATACATTCTTCTATGGAATTATTATATATTATATGTTCTTTCATACTTATACTTTCATTTTATTCTTTCCTATTCTATTTTTCTCATAATATGTAACAAAGAACGTTTCTATACCATATATAGTCTCAAAATGACCATATACTTTAGTATTTATAGGAACAATTGCTCCATCTCCATGTATATTCACGTATCTATAAGTTAAATCACTATCTTTAAATCTAACTTTTTCTTGTGGTCTAATTCTTCCTTGAGTAGTTACTTGACCTAGCACTACTTGCGTATCTAATTGTATCATGTCGTAAAGGTTTAAAAAAGAGTATAACGTAATGTTATACCCTTCGTAAGTTAATAATTGGTTATCCTAGTTCAACAGCTAGTATAATAGTACCAGCTACAAATAATGCAGAACCACCTAGTACAACTAAGCTATAATACATTATAGGATTCATAAAAGTTTTAATTGAAGTTTTCATTGGTCTAATATTTAGTTTACAATAGTCCTGTTTATATTCAAATCTAAGGAACAGGTTTCCCTTAAAACCCAATACCTAATGTAGTCCCACCGTACTACATTGGATATATTGGTTTATATTGGTATATTAGGCTTCAGGAGCATCATCAGCATCAACTTCAGCTTGAGGAGCTGGAGCAGATACAGGAGCTTGTGCAAAAGCACTTCCTAAAGCTACTTGAATAATCATTGCTTTACCAGCATGTGACAATTCAACAGATTCATTTCTAGTATTGATGAAGTCCTTACTATAAGTTCCTTCTTCACCAGTTCTATCATCTACATAAGAATCTCCTGCTTTACACTCTTCGGTGTCCATTGCAAGATAAGAACCACCAAGTGATGCCAAATGCTTTAAAGCAAATGCATTACCAGTACCTGCACGATTTGCTAATCGGTCAAGTTGTCCTTTTGTTTGTTTAAATACTCCACTATCAGATGGATTATCCTTACTCTTCTCTGTTACAATAACCCCTGCACCGTCTGCAAAGATTTGTATGTCTAGTATTGCTAATTTTACGTTTTTCATAACTTTTAATTTTAAATTTAGATTTATATTGGATTAACAGAAGAACATACGGGGGATGTTCATCTTAAAATTTAGTAAGGGGGTCTGGTATAAGGTGGTCTACGACCATCTATATACAATCATAATTTTTTCTGCGCTGAAATTTTTTTTTGGTGTAATATTACAATATATGTAAAACCATATACGGTATATAATATAGACTTATATGTAAAATACGTAAAATTATAATTTATTATAACACAAAAAACCCCATATATATTTCTATATATAGGGTCTAATGTTAAACCATATAAAACTTGTTATGAAAAAACAATATGCAATTTATATATTATGGTACATAAACTACTATCGCATTGCAATCTAAGGATAATTTTTGATATATCCTAATTTTATTGTATATTTTTTAAACGGTGTTATTGTATATAGTATATAAGGTATAGAATAAGAAAATCTGTATATAGTTTGGTATTGTCGAAAAAAGGTCTATATTTGTGTATATAATAATAAAGTATGCAGAATTTTGACAATGTATCTCATATAATAAGAGATATACAAAAGAAGATTAAAGCTAAACATGGAATAGATTTAAAACAAAGTGAAATAAAGCAAATCATAAACAGTCAATTCAAGAACTTTAAAAAGTATACAGAACAAGAAGAAGATATTAAAATCGACTATGTTGGTAAATTTAAGATAAAACCAATGAGGAGATTTTATTTAAATCAAAAGAAAGAAGATGCAAATTGAACATATATACTTACTAGAGGAATATGAATACGTAATAGATGATGATACATTACTAGACTATAATAGTTTAATTAAACGTATTAAAGAGTTACGTAAATTAGATATTACAGATAAGGATATAATCAAGCGAATAAAGGTAAAACTAGGAGAAGTTTTTGAACCAATTACAAGATTACACAATATATGTTAAAGTTATTCAAGATTGAAGGTGATATCCTAGTACTAGATAAGGATGAAATACGCCTTATAAGTGAATTTAGAACTATACTAGAAAGAGATAAGGGAAGTAAGGGAGATACACAAGGTAGAAAGAAATTCAGAGCCTTTAGTGAATTTGCATACATATATCATACAACAGATATTCTAAGTATTCCTAATAAAGAAGGATACAATAAAGATAAAACTCATACTTTCGCTATTAAAGAAAGTAGACTTCCTGAAGATTGGAAAATTGATAAGCAAATACAAGAAGCTATTGATAAGTACAAAGAGTTACAATTAGATATACCTAGTCTTAAAATATTGTCCTCATTAAAGAGAGGTTTAAGTACTTCTAGTGAAGTTGTAGATATTATTGTAGATAAGATGCAAGATACAATTAAAACTCTCTTATCAGCCGATATTGATGGAGAAGATGATTGGATAACTAATGATGAAGGTCAAGCAGTACCAAATCCTAATAGTACTGAGAGAAAGATTGAGAAACTGACTAAGCATTTGGATAGGATATTAGCTATCGCAGGTAAATTACCAAAGACTATTGATGAGATTGGAAAAGTAACTGAGAAAGTTAAACAAGAAATGGAAGATGGTAATGTTATTAGAGGTAATCGTCAATTAGGGAGTAGAGAAGCTTAATATGAAAATGGAATTTGGCATAAGAGGTAAGAACAGTCCTAATCCTAGTGACCCCACTAAGGTTAATCATTTAGTACGTAGAAATATAGTATTTGATGAACCTACACATGCTTATACAGATGAAGACGGAAATCCTTATATATCTGCTACTACATTAATTGGTAAATACGAAACTCCATTTGATTCTGAATATTGGTTAATGTTTACTGCTATTAAACGTAATGGTTATAAACCTTATCCTATACTAGATAAGAGACAGATTAAGATAAAGGGTAAAACATATGCTCTACAACATCTATACGATAATGAAGATAGATATTTAAGAATTAAGACTGATGCTATTCGTAAAGAATGGGATATAACTAATAAGAACGCTTGTGACAAAGGTAATCATCATCATAATCTAATTGAGGATGAAATAAACAAGTTTAGTAATACCATGAATATCAGATTCGATGATATGGTACAAAAAGGTCTTACTAGTCCTAAAAAGATATTAAATAAAGAAGCACTATATAATAGTAAGATAAGAACACATTATCCTGCTATATATAAAAGATTAATTCAGTTATTAAAAGAAGGTTGGACTATACATGCAGAGAAACGTATATATAGTTACTTTTATAGAATAGCTGGTACAATAGATGTACTATGTACTAGAGGTAAAGAGGTTATCTTATTAGATTGGAAGACTAATAAAGATAGTATGAAGTTTACTAGTGGTTATTATAAGAAAGTAAACGGTGTTAAAACTAATGAATGGATATCTAAGAATGATACACTTAAATACCCTTTAAATCATGTACCTGAATGTAAAGGTATGATATATACTATACAATTAAGCTTATATGCTTATATATGTGAGTTATGGGGATATAAAGTAATTAAATTAGAACTATGTCATTTATTGGATAACCAAGAGCCTACATTTTACGATATTGAATATAGAAAACAAGATGTACATAAAATGATATTACATTATACTAAAACAAAAAACAAATAGATATGGAAAGTAAATTTATATACCTGTTATTAGCAGGTCATGGTGGTCTTATAAATGGTAAGTATGTAACACCTGGAAAACGTTCTCCTATATGGGAAGATGGAAGTGTTTATTATGAAGGTGTAGGAAATAGAGATATAGTAGATAGAATAAGTAATAAACTAGATGTATGTGGTATACTTCATCATAAAATCACTACAGGGGGAGTTGATACTGGATTAAGTAGAAGAGCAGACGTAATTAATGCATACTGTGCAATGTATGGTACAGATAGATGTGTATTAATCGAAGTACATTCAAATGGATTTAGCGACCCTGATGCAAAAGGTTGGGAAGTATATAGTACTAAAGGTTTAACAAAGAGTGACGCAGTTGCTACTATAATGTACGAAGAAGCACAAAAAGAATTCCCTACAGAAAGATTTAGAAAAGATACTAAAGATGGTGACCCTGATAAAGAAGCTAACTTTACTGTTATAGCTAAAAGTAAATGTAGAGCAGTACTTACTGAAAACTTCTTTCAAACAAATCCTCATGAATGTAAGGATATATTGATGAAAGAAGAAGGTAGAGAAAAAATAGCAGAATTACATTATAGAGCAATTGAAAGAATAGAAAGAGAAATAGAATTATGAAAGTAGATATAGTTATAATGGAAAATTATGAAGCGATAAGACAGAGAGAGCAAGACCCACAAATGGCTGAAGCTGCTCCTATAGAACCTGTTTATTATCATACTGAATATAATTTCCGAATTACACATTTAAATAATTACACACTTGATGGTAGAAATGACCCACCATTGATAGTAGCAAGTATTGGAAATGAGGTTAGAAATATTGTACATACTGCAAAAATACAAGAAGCGTTTGATTACGAACTAAATCATAGATAATTGCATAAATACGAAGACATATCATTTGTTAATACAGAGTATTTTAGAGAAGCGGCTAAGTACTTTGATAAACATGGAGTATACACTCATGCACCTAAAGGTTCTAATGATTATATAGAATATTGGGATGAACAGGAAAGAAGGTGCAAAGAAGGTTATAAAGTAGGTGATATAACTATTACAGGAGAACATTATGGTTATCTTAACTTTGGTAGAATCAGATTAATTAAGAATCCTACTAGATTAACTATTGAACAAGTTGCTAAAGGAGAGAAGATAGCAGATAAAAAAGTACCAGGTTTCCCAATGTTCTATGATGGTGATTATCATTATTTTAAAGCTGTTGAGAAAGCTAGGAAACTAGGTAAACATATGTGTGTTGGAAAAGCTAGACGTAAAGGTTATAGTTTTAAGAATGCATGGATTGCTGCTAATAGAGCTAATCTACATAGAGATACAACTACTGTATTAGGTGCTTTTGATAGTTCTTATTTATATCCTGGTCTAACAGGTACTATGACTATGGTTAGAAGTAATCTAGATTTCATAAATAAACATACTGATTGGAATAAAGGTAGACTTAAAAATGGAAATGACCACATAAAGATAGGATATAAAGAAAATGGAGTTGATGCTGAATTCGGTTTTCTATCTGAAGTTATATGTGCTACATTTGGTTTAAATAATCCAGGTGCCGCAAGGGGTAAGGATGGTACTCTAATAATGTTAGAGGAAGCAGGTAAATTCCCTAATCTATTAGAGTCTTTAGCATCTACTAAACCAACTGTTGAAGATGGTGGTTTCGTAACAGGTCAAATACTGATATTCGGAACAGGTGGGGGTGAAGATTCAAATTGGGACGGATTTGAAGAAATATTCTATAATCCTGACCTATACAATATGATGCCATTTGAGAATGTTTGGGATGATGATTCATATGGTACTTCATGTGGTTTCTTTATACCTCAAGAATTATGTTTAACAGGTTTCGTAGATAAAGATGGTAATAGTCAAATTAAACCTGCTTTAGAATTTGAAAAACAAGTTAAGACACATATTAAAGAGAATGCTAAATCTGATAGTACTTTAGTAACATATATGATGGAGTATCCTTCATGTCCTAAAGAAGCATTTAGTAGAACATCTAATAATATATTCCCTACATTACTTTTAGAAGCTCAATTAAAGAGAGTTCAAAATGACCCTAGTATAAAATACTTAGGACGTAATGGAGTACTTATTCCAAAGGAAGGAGGACATAAACTTAAAATGACTAAGGGAAATAATGTAGATTATAAGCCTGTACTAAACTTCCCAATAAAGAAAGGAGATAATGTAGAAGGTTGTTTTGTAGAATGGCAACCACCTTATCGTGATGGTAATGGTAACATACCTAAAGGATTGTATAGGATATGGAATGACCCTTATGCACAAGATAAGAACAAAGACCAAATTACAGCATACGATTCATTAGGTTCTACATATGTATATGAAAGGACTAATACATTTACTCCAAGTAGAGGTGATATACTTGTTGGAGCATTTGTTGGTAGACCATCTACAATGGATGAATATAATGAACAATTACTCGCTATCACTAAATATTATAACGGGGAGTGTATGTTTGAGAATGATAGAGGGGATGTTAAAAATTATTTTAAAAAGAGACAAGAATATCATTTACTTGCTAATGAACCAGAGGTTACATGGAAGAAAGAATTGCAAACTAAAAGTACTGGAAGAAGTAAGGGTATAATGATGAATGATAAACGTAAAGGTACTGCCGCGATATATTTAAGAGATTGGCTAATATCTAAGCGCGGTGTAGACAAGGACGGTCACGACATTTTAAATTTACACTATATATATGATGAAGCTTTGCTAAAAGAGTTGCTTAAATGGAATAAAAAGGGTAACTTTGACAGGGTGTCAAGTTTGCTTGTCGGTATGTTCGATTATAGAGAAGCTGAACACATTGAAATACAAGAAGCCATACAAGATAATACAGATAGTTTTTTTAATAGACAATTTTATACTTAACGATATAATATGAGTAGTTATCCAAGTCAGAAGAATACATATGCTGAAAAGGTACGTAAAGAAGAAGGTGCTAGATTCCCTCTATGGGGGCAACAGAGTATTGATTACTTTATAGACCAAACAAACTATGAAGATAGTGATAGAAACGAAATGGTTCTATTATATAGAGCAGCTGAAGGTCATCTTGATGAAGAACATTATAAATATGTTCTTAATCCATATAATACTCCAGAGAGTAGTTTAAAGAACTATCCAAGTAAGATGCGGAACTATGATATAATTAGTCCTGTAATATATTCGTTCTTAGGTGAGAAAAGTGAATTACCACAAAACGACCAAGTTATCGCTTTAAATGCTGATGCAAAGAATAAGTTTACTGAGAGTTTAAATGATGAAATGATTGGTCTTGCAAAACAAGAGTATATCAATGAATTAAATAATCTAGGAGTAGAGACAGGACAAGATAGTACTGAACCTACTAACTTTAAACAAGCTACAAATAATCATAAGTCTAATTATACTGATGAAAGAGCTAGTAAAGGACAAGAAGCCTTAAACTACTTAAAGTATGATTTAGATATGAAGGATAAAAACCAACAAGGATTTTATGATTGGTTGGTAACTGGTAGAGTACATACATATAAAGAGATATATAGAAACAATGTTAAGTATGAAACAATATCTCCTTTAGAATTACATTTCTCGAAGAGTAGTCAATCTGATTTTATAGAAGATGGAAATTGGGCTGTTAGAGCTACTCGAATGAATATCAATGATATTGTTGATAGATTTAGAGACGAACTTAGTGATGAAGATATTACTTGGTTAGAAAGTAAAAGAGAAACTGTAAGTAATAATGCAAATAGTTACGTACATTACAGACACGAAGAAGAACATAATTTTTCTGATAGTTTAGTTCCTGTTTATCATGTTGTTTGGAAAACATTTAGAAAAGTAGGTATATTAAAGTATGTTGATGTTGTTGGTGTAGAAAGAGAAAGAGAAGTCGATGATACTTATGTATTAAATAAAGAAGCAGGTGATGTTTCAATTGAATGGGATTGGGTAGATGAAGTATGGGAAGGTTGGAGAGTAGACGAAGAATTATATATAGGTGGAAGACCTTGTTTAGTACAACGTGGAGAGATTAATAATAGTTCTATTTGTAAACTACCTTATAATGGTAGAATGTGGTTTAACAAAACTAAAGCAGTAAATAGTATTGTAAAACAAGGATTAGCGTATCAAGCTAAATATAATATATATCAGTATCGAGCAGAAATGACAATGGCTCGAAATAAAGATAAAATAATGATGATGCCATTAGGTGTTGTACCAAAACAATTTGGTAAAGATGCAATGGATAAGTTTATGTATTACGCAGAAGCTACAGGTATTGGTTGGTATGATGAATCTGCACCAAATGCCGCAGCTGCTATGCAAGGTATGAAAGTAATGGATATGGGACTTGCTAAATACTTTGGTGAAATGGTACAAGCAATGGCTGCTATTAAACAAGAATGGTGGGAGCAAGTCGGAATGAATAGACAACGTTATGGAGATAGTAAAGCGAGTGACGGAAAAGGAGCAACAGAACAAGCTATTTATAGAAGTGCAATTATAACTAAAGAGTTATTTAGAAGATACGAGAAATTTGAAGAGAAAGATTTAAATGGTCTATTAGATTATTCTAAAATGGCTTGGATTGACGGTAAGAAAGGAATGTATATAAATTCTGATGGTAGACGTGCATTATTAAATGTAAATGGTATTGACCATATGGAAAGTGAGTATGCTGTATTTGTTAAAGATAATGGTAAAGAAAATGACAAATTAAATATGCTTAAACAATATGCACATTCATTTGCACAAAATGGTTCTAAACCAGGTGTGATAGCTGAACTATTAGATAGTAGCAATTATAGTCAAATAAAAGGACACTTAGCTGATATGGATGCTGTTCTTGAACAACAACAACAAGCACAAGAAGAAGCTAATAGAGCATCTGCTGAGAAAATCAAACAGATGGAAGTTGAAGATAATAGAATCAATAGAGAAATGGATAAGTATAAAATTGATACTGAATACAAGAAAGCTATTGACGTACAACGCATGAAAGGTAATGTTACATTAGAAAGTATATTAACTCAAAATGGATTAGAACCTAATGAAAGCGGAATGAATGATTTAAATGAATTCCAAGCACATGCAAAAGCTAGATTAGATAACGCGAGATTAGATTTCGATAGAGCTATGCACTCTGATAATATAGCTGTTAAAAGACAAGAAATTGAAAGTAAAGAAAGAATAGCTAAAGAGAATAAAAACCGTTTTGATGAAAAGTCAAAATAGTCTATATAAATGTTTGAAACAGTAAATAAATTTGTATATATAAATAATAAAACATAAATTCGTAAGTATGAAGATAAATGAAAACTCAATTAAGGCAATAACTAAGCCAATGAGCATGGTAACTGTAGGTACAGTTTTTAGAAACGACCCACTAGATAGTGTATTAAGTGGTACAGCATTAGGAGAAGATGTTATCCCCGAAGGTGGAACAGGAGGTGATGAACCGACTGGAACGCCAGAAGAGATAGCAGCTGCTAAAGCACAAGAAGCTACTAAAGTACAAGAAGCAGAAGCTAAAGCTAAACAAGATGCTATTGATGCTGAAAGATTCGCAGGTAAAACTGATGAGGAAATAACAGCAATGAAAGCTGAAGATGAAGCTAAAAGATTAGCAGAAGCAGAAGGTGGAAATGGTGATGATGAATTCGCTGAAATTAAAACTACTTTATTAGAGAAGTACAAAGGTACGTCATATGATGGAGAAGGTAACATTTTAGATGCCGAAGGAAACATTATTAAAAAGTTTGAAGAATTTGAATCAGAGTTATCAAATGAAGTAGTTCCTGTTGTACAGGAATTAAGTACAATGTTAGGTTATGAGTTAAAAGACGAAAACGGTAAACCGAGAGAGTACGAGGATTCAACTAAAGGGTTGGGTCAGTATGTTAATGATGTTTCTAGTGTAATAGCTGAGAAACAAATTGATGAATTTTTAGATGCTTATTCTGATGTTAAAGATTTCTTTAATCATTTAGAGTTAGGTGGGACTAGAGAAGATTTCTTTAATAGTGCTACATCTTTTGAAGATGTTGAGATTAAAAAGGATAATATTGCTCTACAGAAACAAGTTGTTAGTGAAGCTCTTAAAGCTAAAGGTTTTAGTGATGAGAAAGCTGCTGATTTTGTTACTATGTTAGAAACAGGAGGAAAGTTATTCGATGAGTCTATTACATCACAAAAAGAACTAAATGAAATAGGTAAAGCCGCAACAGCAGAAAGAAATAGGCAAATAGAACAAAAGAGAGTGACTGCTCAAGATAATGCAAAAAAACATTGGGACAATGTAAAATCCACTATTGACAATGGTACTTTAAAAGATATTAAAATACCACAAGCAGATGTACAAGATTTTTATAGTTATATCTCTTTAGATGTTGATGGTAAAGGTAATAGTAGAGATATGATTGATGCTTCTAAAGAAGATTTAGAAACTAGGTTAATGATGTCTTACTATAGGTACAAAGGTTATACACTTACAGATATGGTAAAAGCCATGTCAGGAGAACAAAGAGTTGCTTCTATTAGAGATAGATTTACTCAATCTCAAAAACAAGTAGGTGAACATAAAAAACCCGAAGCACCTTATGTTAATCCCAATGAAGTTGATATTAGTCTTGATAATATGTTACCGTAGAAAAAACTTAATAATTTAACTTAAAAACAAAAAAAATGTCAGCACAAAATCAAGCACAAGTTTTATATCACGATTCATTCGATGGTAAAGGCTTTACAAATGAGAATAGTTTATCTAATGCTTTATTGACAAAGCCAGATACTATTAATCCTGTTATCACGCATTTAGCGGGTAGAGAAGATAACCGTTTTCCTTTATCGTTTTTAACGGAAGGTCAAAAAGGTGGTTATAGAACAATTGAAATAAATGATATCCAATATGATTGGGATACATTTAGAAAACTTAAAAACACTGATGAAGTAATTTCTTCTGCATATAGTGGTGCAGATAAGCCTGGACTTAACAACAGTTATTTCCAAGTTACTTTTAAAACTAACTGGCTAAAGAATCAACATACTATTGAATCAGTTAACGGAGTATCTGCTCGTGTACAAGGGAAACCAGTACAAGTAGGATTACACTACGTATATACTTTACAACTTACTACAGGAGATGCTACTGTATTCTGTCCTCCAACTGAACTGTTAGCAGGGATGAAATGGGTAATGATTGGTGGAGCATCTGTTTCTGAATCTATGTCTATGGGTAACGAAAGTAATGTTGTAATGCCTGGAAAAATGAAGAATCAAATTAGTATTCTTCGTAAGAGTTATCATATTGGAGGTAACCTTGCTAACAAGACTGTAGAAGTACAGTTTAATGTAGAAGGGAAAAAGACTTCATATTGGATTGACTTCGAGAGATGGCAACATATGTTAACTTACAAACAATCATGTGAAGAACACTACTGGTATTCTACTTATAATAGAAGAGCTGATGGTAGTATTCCATTGAAAGACCCTGATACCGGTTTACCAATTCCAATTGGAGCAGGTGTATTAGACCAAATACCAAATAAAGATACTTATTCTTTCCTTACTGCTAAAAAGATTAAGACAACTGTTGCAGATGTAATGTATGGTGCTACCGATACACAAACTATGCAAGTTACTCTTTATACAGGGGAAGGTGGTGCTGAAGAATTTGATAATGCAATGAAAGCCGAAGGTAGTGGTTTCTCTATGGTTGCAAATTCTAATGTAGGTGATAAATTTGTTGCTGGTAAAGGTAGAAACTTAGTATACGGTGGATACTTTACTACTTATGAGCACGTAGATGGTCATACAGTAACTGTTAAAAAGATTCCTTTATTTGACCAAGGAGCTAGAGCAGAAGTTGCTCCTAAGCATCCTGTAACAGGTAAATCTATGGAGTCTTATAGAATGGTATTCTTAGACCAATCTATGTATGACGGAGAAGCTAACGTACAAATGGTTTCACAAAAAGGTAGAGCAATGGTAACAGGTGTACTTCAAGGTATGGCTAAAGCACCGATTGACTTTGCAGGTAACAACCAAAGAAACATAGCTACTGAACAAGATAAGTCAAGTGTACACTTCTTATCTTCTAAAGGTATCTGTATTAGAAGAAATACACACTGTTTCGAGTTGAACTGTGACTTATCTTAAATAGAACATAACAACAACTGTAAATTATAATGTATGGGGGAACAATTAAGTTCCTCCATTAAACAATAAAATAAATACAATTATGAGTAGTATAATAATATACGTAAGAAGAAAGAAAAGAACTGATGAATTACCTGGTTCACAAGACCAAGATTCTGTTATGAAAATAGGTTCATCATTAAAAGGACAAGCACCTCTAAGTGGTCTTACTTTTGAAGAAGAGAAAAAACATTTACCAAATGTTTTAGGAATTGACCCACAAAATCAAGGCTGGAATAAAGCAGTAAGAGAGTATTGGGCTAATATTTCAAAATCTGTACCAAATGACGAAGTTGGTCTTAAATTAGAAATTGGAATAGGTGAGAACAAATTACCTATTAATATCCATGATTGGATTATTTGGAAATACTGTTTAGTATATGGTAGAGTTGCTAATGATATTAGTACAGTTAACAATAGTCCAAAAATTAGATTTTATCTTTATAGTAAAGACGAAGAAGTTAATACTAAACATCTAATGCTTAAAGTTAAGAAGAAAGCATTTAATGAAATGATAAAATTACTAGAGAACGAATCTAAAATAGATATGGTTCTTAGATTATTCGGTATTGATGCAGATAAATTAAGTTTAAAAGAAAAAGAACTTGCTATTGATACATACGCTACAGATGAACAATATGTTCATAAGTTCGTAGAAATTACTACCGATAAATCATTAGAAATAAAAGGATTTATTGAAGATTGTATATTCAAGCAAAAACTTAAACGTATTCCTAATACACAAACTATTATGTATGAAGATAGCGTTGTAGGTAACACAATGGAAGAAGCAGTAGCTTATTTCAATAATCAGAAAAATACTGCTATTTATAATCAATTACGTGCTGGACTTGAACATATGTCTAACAAAGGTGTTGATAAAACTGTAGCTAGTAATGATAGTGAAACTGTTACTTCTGAAAATGCTGAAAATACAGAAAAGAAAGAAGAAGAAACAACCGCTTAAAACACTTATATGTTA